GTACATAATATATGTCTTGCCCATAAATTTCAATGCTTTCTACTACTAGGTTTTCAATAAATTTTTGTTCTTGTGCAGATCCGTTTGCTCTAAAACGTGCACTATGAGTATAGTCAGATTGGACATAATCTTGTGCTGGTGTATTTGATATTGCCATAAATCTTAACCTACTGCATCAAGTGGTGGTAACTCATAACGATCACGCAATTCCTCTTCAAGATCTTTTTTGAATTGCGAACCATCATCTAAGATCTTACGACCATTCAAAGTTACACCACCCAACATTTGAACACCATCATACTTACTTAGGTTACGACCCCACTGCTGTTGGAAAAGTGCTTCTACATAATCTTTCAACCAGTTATCATTATACATGCTTGTATAAGTATCTGGATCTTGTCTCATATTACAATCAACAAGTATATAATCACCAACATTCATTTCACCCCAATCCATATCCATATACAATCTACCTTGATGTTCATTCCATTTAATTCTACGATTTGCTTGAGAGTTAGTTACAAAATCTAAAGTCTCAAGATATTGTGATGTGAGGAAGTAATGTAAGATATGACCATGAGTCATAGCATAGATATCATTCAAGAATATCTGATATTTAATATTAAAAATATTACCTGGAACTATACTAGATGCACCAATACTTGTATATACATGATTGATACCTAATGTGCCAGGTGCAGTATCGACGTAATTATTAATTCCATACCATGCACTAGAACCTTCTTGAGAGTATGCTTGTGCGTTAGTTTTGATTGCTTCCGTAACTTCTATTCTTAAGAATGCTTTATAGCTTCCACTATAATGATATTCTTGATAGTAATCAATTGCTTCTTCTACTAGATCATCTAGTTGCTCAGTTGCAACGTTAATGTCTATTGTAGGATAACCTAACCTACGAAGAGCATAGTTTTTTATTTCCGTTTTAGAAGCGGGTCTTGTAGCAGACATGGTTTATTAAGCGAATGAGGAAGCAGTTAGAGTAGTAATATTACCAGAGGATACAACTTCAGTTTTCTTGAAGAATCCATCAACATTATCTACTGTTACTGATGTTGCACCTAAAGCAGTGATAACACCAGTTGTACCAGAGGTTGCACCTGTTAAGGTTTGACCAACTGTCATAGTCTTCACGGTTGCAACAGGGATTGATGCACTATTATCATGAATTGCTGTACAATCAAAGGTAAGAGCAGCACCACCGCCACCACCAAGTTGTGCATCAGCAACTGTAATTGTTTCATTAGCAATCCATCCAGTACCATCATCAGTGATTGTAATGGTTGCAGCACCACTACCATCAATTACAATACTGAATGTTGCTGCACTACCAGATGCTTGAGAAATATAATCAGAAGCACCGATGGTGTAAGTACCAGCAGTTCTTGATGCGTCAGCAGCACCAATGTTTCCAGTAGTTTTAATACCAGATGCATTAGCGTTTGTAATTGTAATTGTTTCAGTAGAAACATATCCAGCACCATCATTATTAAGGACAACAGCAGTGATAATACCAGAAACAGCAGTGATATCTACTGTCAATCCAGTACCACTACCACTAGAAGTTGTAGCAACACCAGTTGCTGTTGTATATCCAGATCCACCAGATGCGATAGATCCAAATGTAACAACGTCACCAGGAGTAGGATCTCCAGATAGATTTAATGTTAATGTAGTTGTAGTAGCAAGGTTATTGAGCATTGCTCTAAGTTGCTCATATGCATTATCAAGTTTTGCTTGTACTCTTGCTTCTGTATAGTAAAGATTTGTTCCTTCTGATAGACCACCAGTATTATGGTTGGTTAGGTTTGCTGCTTGAGTAGCAGTTGCTGCGTTTCCTGAAGTATCCTGATTACCAGCAGCGTTGACACCTGGAAGATTGATTGCAGCACTACCATCAAATGATACACCACCAATATCTCTCGCTGTTGCAAGAGCAGTTGCTGTATCAGCAAGTGCAACGGCAATATTTGCTGAACCATCAAAGGATGTACCACCAATTGTTCGTGGTGTTGCAAGAGTAGTTGCTGTAGCAGAAAGTGCAACAGCGATATCAGCAGTACCATCAAAGGATGTACCACCAATAGTTCTTGCAGTTGCCAAAGCAGTTGTAGTATCAGCAAGTGCAACAGCGATATCAGCAGTACCATCGAATGATGTACCACCAATAGTTCTAGCAGTTGCCAAAGCAGTTGCAGTAGAAGCGTTACCAGTTACTGCACCAGTTAAGTTAGCAGTAACAGCAGTAGTAGTTAGAACTCCTGTGCTTGGGTTATATGTAAGTCCAACATCAGTCTCAGCATCTTGAGCACCTGTCTGACCATCAACAAAGACAGGATAAACTGTCTCGGCAGTGCTGTCATTAGCACTTGTTGTAAACGTCGTTGCTAGTGTAGCAGTGTCAGCATTACCAGTTAGGGCACCAGTCACATTACCTGAGACACCACCACTTGCCGTTAGAACACCTGTAACTCCCAATGTACCACCAATTGTGGCATTAACTGTAACATCGCAGTTACCAGCGATAGTAGCGTTAGCAGAAGCATTTAAGTTATCTGCGTAAAGATTTGTCCAGCGTACTGTAGATGTACCAAGGTTATATGAACTATCAGCAGCAGGGTTAAGATTCTTAGCAGTTGATGTAGTACCAACCAAGTTACCTGTAACATCACCAGTTAAAGCAGCAGTGATTGTTCCACCTGCAGTTATATCATCAGCATAAATATGTTGCCAACGAACAGAAGTTGTACCAAGATCATATGTGCTATCTGCAGCAGGATTAAGATTCTTAGCAGTTGTTGTAGTACCAACAATATTACCTGTTAAATCACCAGCAACATTACCAGTAACATTACCTACAAGATTTCCTGTTACTTGTGTAGTAGTTAAAATTCCTGAACTTGGATTATATGTTAATCCTGCATCGGTTTCAATTCCCTGTGTTCCTGTAGGACCATCAAGGAATGTAAGATAAACTGTTTCATCTGTTGAATCATTAGCAGTTGCTGTTACGCTAGTTGCTAAATCAGCAGTACCAGTTAGATCACCAGTTACATTACCAGTCAAGGTAGCAGTAATAGTACCAGCAGCAAAGTTACCAGATGCATCACGTAGAACTAGAGCATCACCAGTATTAGCTGTTGCTGACGCAACATTTATTACCATGTTTCCAGAAACACCATCACCATTAGTGATTGTTACTCCAGAAGATGCCGTAGCAGAAATACTTCTCTGAGCATAAGTGTTAGCAGCAGTCCTTACAACAAATCCAGTACCAGACATTGCTGCCAAAGCAGTTATATCAGCATCAACATATGTTGTTGTTAGTGTTGGAGCAGCACTACCATCTACAGATACAGACCCAGATACAACACCATCAAGGGTGAATACTCTAGCAGTCTTCCATGCATCAGCAGTGGTTGCGTTACCTAAGAATCCAGCACCAGCACCAACAGCACTAGCAGCAGTGATTTGATTAGCAGCAAAGTCTCCAGAAGCATCACGATTAACAACTGTGGATGCAGTGTTTGCAGTGGCAGTTGTCATGCCATCTAACAGGTCTGCGTTAAGATTATTAACCTTAGTAGTAGAAGTAACTACGAATGGAGCAGTTCCATCAGCAAGATTTGAAATTATTTGACCGTCAACTGTAGCAGTACCATCTACATTTAAATTATTGTCTATATCAACTGATGTACCAGCACCAGTTACATTAAGTGATCCAACTCTTAGAACACCATCGGTTCCTGTTAATACTTCAGAATTATTAGTAGCATCTGTTAAGATTGTGAATTCTTGTGAGGATCTATCAAATCCAAAGAACCCAATTTTAGCAGAGCCGTCGTAATAACGGAACTCAACACCACGATCCTTACCATCGTTAGACGCTGGTGCTGTGTCACCACCCAGAGTAATAACAGGGTCATCGTAAGTAGTGACCGTGCTATTAACAGTTGTTGTTGTTCCATTGACAGTAAGATTCCCCGTAATTGTGAGGTTAGATTCAGCAGTTACATCACCACCAACATCTAATGTTCCACGAATATCAGTATTACCATTGTCGGTATCAACTGTAAATTTATCAGCAGCAGACCCATTTTGAATAGCAAATTCTTTATTATCAGCAGTGATAGTAACATTATCATGAGTTACTAAAGCACCAGATATATCAGCACTACTGTTAAGATCAAGAGCACCAGTTAATTCAGTACCACCATAAACTCTTAGTCCTTCACCAATAGCAACATTCTTAGCAATACCAGCACCACCAGTTAATCTTAATGCACCATCAGCAGCATATGATCCTGTGAGTGTTTGTTGTGAGTTGGCAGTAAATGTATTAACACCAGATGTTTGGA